ATACAAAAGCTGTTTCAAAAACAATAACAACTGGTGTATCAAATGCTATAACTTTTACTGACACTGATGATACGTTTAACTTTACTGAAAACGAAGCTTGGACAATATCATTTTGGATTAAAGTTGGTTGGGCTTCAAATCTAAATACAAACATACATTTTATAGTAGGTCACAAAAGTGGTACATCATATCAGCTAGAAGACGGTATTAAAATATTATATAACGAAAGTAACAATAGACTTAGCATTAGATATGGTAACAAACCAAACGGAAGCACAACGTGGTATAAAGACGCGCAATGGTTGTTTCACTCTAACTCAGGTGCTTATGCAGCTGGTTATGCTGCGGCTGGTTTAGGTAGCACATATTGGAGTGCTAGTAATAGAGGTTATGTAGGTAACAATAATTACACGATGATTACTATTACTAAAGCAGCAACTAACATAGCTAGTTCACTAAAGCTTTATTGGAACGCAAATGCTGCTGGTTCTGCACCTATACAAACAAACGCTGGTACAGCTAAAATAGCAGCAAACCCAATGAGTGCTACAGATAATAGGTTGTGGAGTTTAGGATCAAGAGGTGATTATAATGGTAACCAAGATAAAGCTGGTAACTCTACTGCCACAGTATATAACGATGTAACTATGTGGAGTAAAGAATTAAGTGCTAGTGAAGTAACATCTTTGTATAATAGTGGTTCACCTATGGATGCAGAGACACACAGTGCTCAATCAAACTTAATAGGTTATTGGAAATTTGAAGGCAATGGTAATGCTACAAGATCAAACGATAACTTTACAATAGCAGGTGGATCAGCAATAGTAAATAAATAATATGAATTACTATATAATAACAACAGAAACATTTGAATTAGTAGATAAATCACAAGTGCATTTTATGCATAAAAGCATAGATAAATCTAAAAGATTAATAGCAACAACAGAAGATGTTGTAGAGAGAATTAGAAAGTTTAACAATATAAATACATGTTCTAGTTACACGTTTACAAACAGCAGCGAGTGGGTTGGAGACGAAACTGGCATTGAAGTTGAAGAACTAGAAGATGGAGGATATATACCTCAAATAGATGATTAATAAAATAACGCTTTAAAACGGTGATAAAGCGTGTAATAATAATAAATAAGAAAACATAAAAAAACATGGCAACAGGAAATTCACAAGAAATAGCATACGGCTTTGGACAGCTAGGTAGTGTTTTAGTAAAAACAGGTACCGAAGTAGTTCCACCAAAAGGTATGGCTATAGTAGCTATACAGTTTATAGAAGCAAACACTATTAGTAAGATTGTATCTGAAAGCGATAGAGCTGGTTTACCAAACTATATAGATTCTACAACAGCTGGAAATATGAATCTTTCAGGTTTTCACAAATCTGATGTAACAAACGGAACTTACGCTGCAGGAGCTAACATTACAATAACTGCAAACAAACAAATACAAGTTGGTGACCCAGTATTACTAACAGGTAACGCTGCTGCTGTAAATACAGGAACTGGTATAGTTATTGATCCAGAAACACCAGCACCTAATTACGAAAAATATAACGACTATGTAAAAGTTGTAAGCATAAATGCTGCAGGTACTGTAGTTACTCTTTCACACCAAGTTACTCCAAATGCACAAGCACTGTTGTTTTTAGATGGTGCTAATGGCGCTGGTGGTAACGCAGCTACAGGTGTAACTTACCCAATGGGTATGATTATATATGGTAGATGGGTATCGGTTACTCCAGCTGCTAGTCCAGTAATCTGTTACTTCGGCTACTAATGAGTATTCAAGGTATGTCTCAAGGTTTATCGTTTAGTAATATGTCATATTACATAAGCGAGCGTATACCTGGTATTGTACCTTGTACTACGCCACCTTTATACGCACAAAGTAATTCTGGTTCTTATAACGTTACATTTGATATGGGTAGCGCTAGTGGTTGTGCTATTTTAGTTGCTGAAGTAGGTATTACAAGAACTGACGATCCAACTGTAGCGCCTGCAGACCAACCTATAGGTGATAAAACGAGATGGGAATACAAAGGAGTTTATGGCTCGGAGTATTCAGCTTGCCAAATGGGAACACCTATAGTAGCTGCAAATGCAAACAACTATTATATACCACCTACCGACCTTTATATAATGAAAGGCATGGGTTATATGAGGGGTTTTATTGGTGCACCATACAAAGATAGTGGTGGAAATATAGTAAGCGGAAATACACCTGTATCAACAGTTGTTGGTACTAAACTAACTGCAACTTCAATACCAACAGCTAATGAAGCTTCAACTGGTAGTGGAATGTCAAATGGTGCAAAATATAAAGCTTTTAATAATAGTAACGCTGTTAACTTTGGTAACCCACCAACAGGACAAACAGCGCCTTTATTAGCATACGGTATGTTTAGCGGTAACGATGTTTATACTGGTGCTTCTGTATATAATTATAACAGTATTACTAATGTTTATGATGTATCATTGTTAAAAGATTTTGCTGGACCTTATACTGGTCATCTTGAAACAGAAACAAACGATCTAAATTGTAACAAAGCATATCCTGGTTCTTCAGCTGTAACTTTAAATGATGATTTATATAGCACAAGGCAAGCTATGATGGTTGTTCCTATTGCTAATGGTGGTTTGGTTAATATCAGATCAGAACAGTTTGTAGAAGGAACATGGGCATCTATTAAGGTGTTTTGCCCTATAGCTTTACCAAAATGGGGATTAGCAAATAACCGTGTAGGTATTTCAGATGTTTACTCCGATGCTGATATGGACGCTGCTTTATTAATGAATGGAGGCACAAGTATTGTAAACGGCGCAACAACAAGCTCTACAAGTGTTACTTTAACAGTGGCGCAAATAAACTCAAGTGGAGACGCACCTACAGTGGGTCAGCTTGTAACTGGAACTGGAATTCCACAAGGAACTGTGGTTTCAGCCGTTAGTGGTACAACTTTAACACTATCTGCAGCCGCTAGCATAGCCAATGGAGTTACGCTAACTTATCATATACACCCTTTAAGAAAAAAATTCCAAAACTATGCAAACCAAAGTAATGTTTCATTAGATCCTGACCCTGCTTTAAATTCCCAAGCTGATAGATATGCATACTTCGCATTACTTGGTGGTATTTTGAAATGGAAACCTTATGATACCTCAGCTCAAGCTCTTGCTCATAACTTTAGCAACCCAGGTGGTGGAAATTTTAAATTCGCTGCAAACAAAACAGCATACCACGTGCCTAGTCAAAACTCTATATACAGATCGCAAGGTTACTCACAGTGGAAAGATCCAACTGGAGCTTCTCCAGTAAATAACCACGGATCACACGTTTTAGGTAATCACGCTACTTCAGCTTTAAAAGGAAACACAATGACTTCAGGCGGAACAACTCCAAATGAAGATTATTTTCATGGTATTCCAAATGTACATGATTGGGTTTTTTCAAGATCAAATGGATCTGTTAGATCGAGACTACCGTCAAGAGGTATATTAGATAGAACTCGTCATGCAAACAACCAGTCAGGCACATTAGGCGGTTGGTACGCTTTAAGAATAACAGGGTATTTTGACGGCGCAAATCCAACTGTATCATCAACAAAGAAATTCGCTGTTCAAGTCGGTTCACTAGATCACACTAGAGGGACTGCCGATATTGATGTAGATAGCGTTGCAAACCAAGTCCCTAGAGATGGTGTGATAAGAACAATGATAGCAAATTAAAATTAACTTAAATTAAATAAAATGGCAAAAAAAGAAAAGATAGTAGACTTAAAGTCTAAAGCAACTCATTTGACAACTGATGAATTAACTCCTGTACAGAAAATTGTGGGAGAAATAAACAGAATTAAAATGGAGTTAGGTAACATGGAAATGAGAAAGCATGACTTACTACACATAAACACTAACTTACAAGAGGAAATAAGTAAGCTTCAAAAAAGCTTAAATGAAAAATACGGAGACGTAGATATTGATATTAACACTGGCGAGATAAAAGAAAAAGAAGATGTCAAAGCTGATTCGTAAAATATCGATAGGTAAAGATTATAAAAATGACGCCATGCACTATTCTGTTGGACAGGAAGTGTATGGTGGTCATACCATCTGTGATATCATGGAAGAAGAAACAAAGTTTAGTGTTTATATTAGAAAAGGTAAAAAAGTAATACCTTGGAAAGATTTTAATAAAAACATGGCTGTATCAGTAGAATATAATTTAGAATACTAATGAACAGTATTTACGACTTTGTTGTAAAACCAAAAGGTAGTAGATATAATAACAGTAAAGAAGTAGAAGGAGGAAACTTAATAGTTAATACAGATAATGAAAAGTTTCAGTTTACAAACAGAGAGGCTATTGTAATATCTACACCATTAGTAAACAACACTGATATAACAGAAGGAGATACTATCATAGTTCACCATAATATATTTAGAAGGTGGCAAAACATGAAGTATGAAGAAAAAAACAGTAAAAGTTTTTTTGATGAAGATAAGTATTTTATTAATAAAGATTTAATATATGCTTATAATAAAGGAAACGGTTGGCAAGCTTTAGAGGGTTATTGCTTTATACAACCGATAAAGTCAATCGATAAATTCGACACTAATACAGAAAGACCTTTGATAGGTATTGTAAAATACTCAAACAATATTGAGGTTGGTAGTTTAGTAGGTTTTTTACCAAAACTAGAATATGAATTTGTTATCGATGGTAAAAGACTATACAGAATTCACTATAAATTTATTACAATTAAATATGAATATCAAGGAGACGAAGAAGAATATAATCCAAGCTGGACATAAAGCAGTTGAAGAACTAATTAAAGTTGCTAAAGAAGCAATTGTAGATAGTGATGATGATATATCAGCTGATAGATTAAAGAACGCTGCAGCAACAAAGAAGTTAGCTATATTTGATGCTTTCGAAATATTAAATAGAATACAAGAAGAGGAAAATATACTAGATGGTAAAGAAACTAAAACCGAGGTTAAAGCATTTAAAGGTTTTGCAGAAGGTAGATCTAAATAATGTACGAGCAAAATTTATACAGTATCGTAGAACCTATAAAGAAGACTACTATAAGTAGACTTAATAAAGGTAAAAAATGGTCATACGGCTACAACAAAGAACATGATATAGTTGTTATATCTCAAACTGGGCAAATTGGAGAGATATATGAAATACAAGGTTTTCAAATAGCTTTACCTAAACAACCAAAAGACGTTTACTCTAATGAAAGTAAAAAATGGGAACAGTTTGAATACCCAAAACAATTAAGTAGACTAAAAAACATATTTGACTGGCGTAGTTACCCTGAAGAAAAGAAAGCTGATTGGTTTGACTATATAGATGAAGAGTTTAAACGTAGAGATGAAGGTTTCTGGTTTAACAACAACGGCAAGTCTACATACATAACAGGTACACATTATATGTACTTGCAATGGAGTAAGATTGACGTAGGTGCACCAGACTTTAGAGAAGCTAACAGATTGTTCTACATATTCTGGGAAGCTTGTAAAGCAGATAAAAGATGCTATGGTATGTGTTACCTTAAAAACAGACGATCTGGTTTTTCTTTCATGTCGTCAGCTGAAACAGTTAACCAAGCTACAATATCAAGTGACGCAAGGTTTGGTATACTATCTAAAACAGGTGCTGATGCTAAAAAAATGTTTACAGACAAAGTAGTACCTATTAGTATTAACTATCCATTTTTCTTCTCACCTATTCAAGATGGTATGGATAGACCGAAGTCAGAGTTGGCATATAGAGTACCTGCTAGTAAGTTTACTAGAAAAAAGATAACAGCAAACGAAAAGCTAGAAGATTTAGAAGGATTAGATACAACTATAGACTGGAAAAACACAGGAGATAATAGTTATGATGGTGAAAAACTAAAGTTGTTAGTACATGATGAAAGTGGTAAGTGGGAAAGACCTGATAATATATTAAATAACTGGCGAGTTACAAAAACGTGTTTAAGGTTAGGTAGTAGAATTATAGGTAAGTGTATGATGGGTTCAACATCAAA